CTTTTTCCGCCAGCTTCGCGTTGATTGTGTTGATGATGTCAATCATCAGGGAAGGATGCATCGGTTTATCCATTGCCCAAAGGAAACTTTCGGCGATGGTCTCTTTGATAACTGATGAAACACGGACAGTCGGTTCAAATGCCCAAATCGGATCTGCCGAGCATGTGCGATTTCCCCAAACACGATAACCGTTTTCACGAATCAGGGTTGTCACATCGGCATTGTTGATGGTGTTTGCGTCTGAATTGATATTCAGCAAACCGAAACTGCGGGCATGACGCAGGGCGGATACGCCCTGAATTTCGGTATTTGAAATGGATTTATGCGGGCCAATCTTTTGATCAAGCATGGCGCGGGCGCCTAGTACGCGGGCAATCGTTGCAGCAGGGGCGACAACATTAGCTTGGTTGTTTTTACCTTGATTTGATGTGCCATGCAAAATGTTGAGCACTTTATTTAAAACTGCTCCTGAAATATCGCCGGGGGCTGCTGGCTCTTCTGCCGGCGCTGTCTGTGGAAATGCCATAAAGTCATTGTCAATCAACATCAGGTTTTTATCACCGAAACCTTTGCGATATTGAATAATTTCTGGGATGGTTTCATAACCACCTGATGCAGCATAAACAAAGCCGTCTAAGGCATTGGCGGCGACGACCAGTTCGGCGGTTACTGATGCGTCATCCAATTCAGGCGCGCCAATGATTTTCGGTTTGAACCCTGTGTAGGCTGGAGCTTTTGACAAAGCCTGTACGCCTTTTATTACGTTTGCTTTTTTCTCGGCGGCATCATCAGTATCAGAAACACGAACGACGACAATTTGAGCGTCTGACTGGTCGTAGATTGCATCTAATGATTTGGCGAGCGTACCTTGTATGCCGGCACTGTCGATTAGGCTACCGACGGATGTAGAGAAAATCGGGGTGTTGAGCGGGAAAACAGATGGGTCGGCATCGTTGCCAGTTGCTACAATGCCGATGATGTTCGTGGCGATGTCAGAAATAGCGCGTGCGCCATGTGTGTATTCATTGGCGGTAACGCCGTGCATTCGTTTGGCTGTCATGGTAAATCCGTATCCTATAAGATATTGAAACAGTATTTATTTTTTGTTCTTTCTTGGCAATCAGCCGTTGTTTTTTATGTGATTTTTAGTTTTATTAAATAGGTCGTCTGAATTTCAGACGACCTATTTGTTTAAGCCTTAGAGATACCCCAGTTCTTTGGCTTTGGCGATGATTTTCTCTGCCACTTTTTCTTCTACGGCTGGCAACAGATTAGAGCCGTTGTCACTTGACAAGGAGATAGGCAGAATCTTGTCTTTTTGAGCCTGCTTATCTGCCTCATTCGGCGTGATGGCTGTGTCTGTCCAAACTTGCTCGCTCATAAGGTAGGCTTCGAGGTCATACACTTTGTCGCCGTAGGTTTCTTTAAGCCATTCGTTGTACTGGTCTTTCAAGGTGTGGCGGAATTCAGATGTTGTTTTTTCCCAGCTTGTTTTATTGTCTGCCCAGTTTGTCATGACAATATAACGAGGGGATGTCTTAGGTTCGACGAGTGCGACACATTTTTCAATATAGGTTTTGATGCGTTCAAGGACTGCTTGATAGTTTCCTTTGTTCGCACTATTCATGTCGTATTTGCCTGTACTGATGACGCAGATACCGTCGATGTTGCCCGATTTTTTCAAACGCACCGGGTATTTTTTATCGATTTCAACAGTATTTACTTTTGCACTCATTGGTGTGACTTTAACTTCTGTACCTTGTCCGCTAATAGCAGCGTCAATATCATCGCCAATCACAACGAGTGTGGAATGCATGCTGAACGGGGTCACATTTTCGCCATAGCTCAACGTACCATCTACAGTGACGTCTTTTCCTCGTGCCGGGATGGTATCTACTTTAAAGCTGATATCAACAGGGCTGCCGTTCATTGACATCAAGGCATAAGCGGCGAGTGTGCCACCTTTGGCGTTATTCACGACCGGGATGTTTTCCGTTTTTCCTAACTCCATCGCCTGATCGCCGATACGAGCGCTGGTGGAGTCTCCGAAAAAGCTAATACTCCGTTTGAGTGCGACTGGCGGCGTGGTCGGTTGGACTTCTTTGGGTGTTTGGCTTGTTTCTTGTCCGTCTGAACCTGTGGCTGATTCAGATTTATTTTCAGCCGGTACTTTCGGCGAAGTTGTTTCGTTTGCCGCGTGTTCCGTTACGGCTGGCGTTGCCGGGGCGTTTGTTGCCGGTGAAGTTGTTTCAGTCGTTGAAGGTTCCGTTACGGCTGGTGCGGTCGGCGTATTCTCTGCTGGCGTTGCTGGTGAGATGATTCGCGCTTTCAGGCTTTCAAGCCATTTTTTCTCGTCGCCTGTGAACCCATTACGAACGGCAATATCGTAAGCGGATTCGCCAGTGGCTCCGCGCGGAAGCGTCATTTCAAAATTCAGGGCGCCATCTTCTGATACTGTCACTTTTACATCGGCGGCGTCACCTGTTTTAACCGTCACTTTTCCAATTGATACTTTAATGATGGAAGTAGATGCGGGATTGGTCGACGGGGTTGCTGCCGGCGCCGTCGGTGTAGTTACCGAAGGCGTGGGTTGTGTTGTTGTACCGGACGCAGAGGATGTGCCATCTAATCTTTTTTGCACTTCTAATGCCAGTTTCTTTGCTTCTTTCGAATCGTCCGCTGCGGTGCGGGCGGTTTCTGCCATTGCCAAGATCGCGGCTTCGGTTTTGGTGTTTGTCGTCATATTTTTGACCTTTGTTTTAATGGGCTGGATGCCCGTTAGTTTCTATGTTTACCTAGTTTTAGGCGGCGGGTTTTGATTTTTCAAGTTCGGCAATAAGTTCGGTAATTTTGTTGTTTATTTTGGCAAATTCTGCTGTCCATTCATCAATTTTGGTTTGTACTAAATAGTCAAACCATCCAAGTGGTTCATGTTTTTTATGTATAGAGCCGTCTTTTGTTTTGCCGTACCAAACTGTCGATATATTCGAAAGTTGATTGTGAATGAAATTGCCAGCTACTTCGCAGGTGTCAAATTCTCCACTGTAAAATGCACCACTTAGCAATCCATCTCGGTATTTAATGCTTTCGCTTACATATGGCTGTCCTACCTTGCCACGAGATTTTGTCAAACTGCTGTACGGCGTGATATCACAATGGTTTCCCACAATAGACGATGCTTTCATATGTCCAAAAACAATCTGTCGGGCATAGTTACCAGCCGGAGAATTTTGAACATAATTCGCCCTAACTTGTGTTGCCAGCATTGTTCCGTACTTTGCTTCTGCACCGACTAACATCCCATATGTTTGGGTATTTATCGACGCTGTTGCTGTTGCACCGGAACCGCCACCACCAGTAATGGTTACGGTCGGAATTTCCGTATAACGACTACCGTCACGGCGAACAATTATTTCAACCACTTTCCCATCTTTAATCTTCGCTTGGCCAACTGCTCCGAAAGCTTCTGAACCGCCACCCGTAATGATGACTTCTGGTTCTGATGTATAACCACTACCTCCGTTTGTTACAGTAATTCCAGATACTTGGTGCATCCCGAAAAATGGACCAAACGGGAGCGCGAAAGTGAATTGGTTTCGGTCGATGATGAAATGGTTATGGCCGTAGTTACACATCAAACCGCGCGGTGCGTACACGGTATTATCTGCAATTAATTGGCGACATCTTAACCACCATTGATTTTTGCTCCTTCGGGCTAGGACCCCCGTCGCACCGTTGATCGGATGGATGCCTATAAAGCCGCTGACGATGATGTTGCCCATGATCTCAATGTTGCTATCCTGATAGAAGAAACTATAAGGATCAGCTATATTTCCAGCACGGCCATCTTTTGATGCGAATATTTCTTCAATTACTGTTGATATCCCGTAATACATTGCAATGCCGAAGTTATTAATTAACCTGACATTGTTCCCAGTATGGATATCCATTACCTTTCTTTTTCCAAGACCGAAGATGTTATCGTGGATGTAAATATAAGACATCGGCAGATAACGGCTTGTACATTGTTGATAGCCCGGGTCCAAGCTGATGATGGAATTATTCCAACCTCTCACATGCTCAATATGCGCGTCTGGATGACCTACCACCGAATCAGGCGCATATATCCCGCAAAGCTCATAACCAATAACTCGGATGGCTTCAACGCCGCATGTATAGTTATGGGTAAAATATCCCCCAGTAATACGGGTATTTATTGCGACACAGCCTTTTTCTATTGCTACTGCCACTTCGCCCGGCTGCACATCTTCGCCTGATGGAGAACCATTCAAACCACAAACGACCGCCCCACCTGTAAAGCCTCTTACGTCAAAAAATTTGACTTCATTGTTTCGACAGTCAAATAATCTCCAGCCATACCCACGGCTCCATATTTGACCACCATGCCAAATACCCCATTCAGGCGATGTTGTTCCATCACTCTGCGGGAAAGCGGAGACGCCATCTTTATTAAAATATCCTCCCCCACTTAGGAAACGTTGCCTTGATTCTTGTAGGTATAATTCTTTTTGCTTTTCTAAATTGAAGTTTTCCGGCGACCGTACTTTGGATGTATCACAGGAATTGTTCATGTACCTAGCTAAATCATGGGCGTATGTTGTTGTGTTGTATCCGAAGGCAACAACCCCTTTAAGAGACATCCCCGAACCGATATGCGGTGCTTCTACCGTCCATCCGTCGATATGTGGCACCCATCTTTTATCAGGGTCTGCCATTCCCGATTTATAACCATACTTTTCATAAGCACGGGTTGTGACTTTGCCGCCGTGAATGATGATATTGCCGTGTGATTTATCGCAGAGGTGGAATGCATCTTGCCCCATCTCTTCGACGCAGAATTCAGCTCTTGAAAAATCGAAAGTGTTATAAATTGAGTGATGGAATGAGATACATGGCTGTTGACCATTAACGGTCAGAGTAATGCCCCCAACTGTGACCTGTCGTCCGTCTGCTCCATAATATTCGGGCTTATATTCGATATTTTTTGTTACAGGAAAATAGCCGCCCCTAGACGTGATAAACACGTTTGACGGCAATTTGTCATACCAGTTTTGGATATGTCTGACAATTGCGATTGCATCTTTCTTCGATACGTTTTTTCGGTAATATCCATCGAAAACTTTTTTCCGCAGATCAGATGGCAGGGCGTCTTCTATGTAGAATCTGCCTTTTTCAATTGCTATTTTTGCGTATTCTGCACTTTGCAATCCTTCGAACTTGGTTTGTTCTTCCAAGATGAGTGATGGGGTATCAATACTCCCTAGCGCTCGTCCTATTTCTTCTGATATTTTGGTAGGAGTCACGATACTGACATCGCTTGGTTTGCCGTTTAGATTCAGACGACCTTTTTCATCAACGCTGGCAACAATATCTTGTGGCATTGATGTATTATCATTCCCCACTTTTTTTATACTGCTTTTGACTGATTCTTCGACTAATGCATTGACTGAATCAGCAATACCTTTTTCGAACTTATCTGTTCTTTTTTTTAAATCAGCAACAGATTCAGCAATAGCAATTGTTGATACTTCTAAATTGGATAGATTTTCAGCCACGCGAAATTCCTTTATTCCATTTCAAATTTAATTTCGATGACTTCTAAATCTTCGATCGTTTGCGCAGACTCAATACGATTTTGTAATGACTGCCGTTGCCCAATGACGGCAGCAAGCATTGCGTTGTATGATTCTTGTTTTTCAAATACTTTTTCTTTCAATTTTGTTGGCGAGATACCGCGAACGTCTGCAATTTTGTCCAGAATAGGCGTTTCGGCGTTTTTATCTTCAGCCCATGCCCGAGCTTCTTTACTCTGCAAGCTCCAACTTTGTACTTCATAGTCTGGCAAATCCGCCGCACCTGATTGGTTATCAATAAATTCTTGTGATTCTTTATTAATTCTTTTGATTAACAATCTCTTGGCGTTATTTAATTTTTCTTCTGCGGCAGCGGCTTTTTTGGCTTGGTTTTCAATCCATTTTTCACCGTCCCATTCGCAGTATTCGTTCGCTGGGGCAATCACGGTCAGCTCGTCTGAAAGACTACCAACTTTGTCGATGATGACGGCAACGCCGTCTGCTTTGCGGTACACAACCTTTCCGCGATAGTCTTCGATGACGTCCCAACCCTCTCCGTTCCATCGGGCGACGTATCCGGCTGAAATTTTGGGCGGCAATGTGTCAATACAGCCTGCTGGAATCAGATAACTACCGTCGCGGGCGTAGATGTCCAATTCGGCATTGATCTGACCGATATAAGTATTGTCTGCATCAAGCTGACAGACGGGTTTAGTCCATTTGATGTTTTGGCTCATTTCTGTTTCCTTTTCCATAAGGTCGTCTGAAACGTGGTTTCGGTTTTTCAGATGACCTTTTTCAAATTAAATTTTGATGATGTATTTCATGGCTACGTTCATCGGGCGTGTTTCCACGCCGCCTGCTGGGTCGGTCGTTCCGTCCGTATCAATGGAAACAAGCGATGAATTCTGTCCCCTGTCGGTATCGGCGCGCCGTTGCAGTCCGATGCCGTGGGTATGGCTGCGGAACTCGTCCGCCTGCCAACTGCCCAAGACGCGACCGGCGTCCCGACCGCGACCGGCGTCCCAGCCGCGGATAAATTCGCCGCGCAGGTCTGGCAGGTTGAATGTGGTGCTGCCGTCGCCCGCTCCGTAGCGCGTACCGATGACGGCAAACAGCGTAGCGTAGGTCTGACGGGATACCGCTGCGCCGTGGCATTCAAGCCAGCCATAAGGGACGGCTTCGCCCGCCAAGGCTACAACCGTGCCGCTTGGTGCCGAGATGTTGACAAATGTTTGGTCAACTTTTGCCACCAGACCGGGGACGTCCCAGCCGATGGATATTCGATGCTTAGACCCGCTCGAAGATGGCAGTACCTCGATTGTTTCTGCTTTGACTTTTGACAGGGCATACGATGACGGCACGGTGTTGGTGCCGGTGTGTTCTGGATTCTGGGAGATGCTCCGCTGTAAGAGCAGTGGCGAATTGTCGTATTCGATGACTCCATTGTTTTTTAAAGCCAGTGCTTTATTACTGTTTCGGTTGCGTAAAAAAACCTGATCCGCGTCGGAGTCGATATGGATATATTTGTTGGCGGCGTAAAGCGCAGGCGAGGCTGCCACGGTAATGCCTTTTGTAAACACGGCATTGCCGCCGAATGTTTTGTCGCCGTTGATGGTTTGATCACCGGTAATCTTGACGGTGTCGGTGTTTTCGCTGATTTTTTTATCGACGGCTTTGAGACGGATGTTTAAATTGTTTGTCCTGTTGGCGAGTGCCTGCAAAGGTTGATTTA